CTTATAATTGTATTTGTGTAGAATCTATTATTACAGTTCGTAACAAACAAACACAACAAATCGAACAAATAACAATACAAGATTTAATTCAACGATTGAAGAAAGAATAATATGTTAAAAAATAAATATTCTAAACATTATAAGTTATTAATGGAAAAAGCCAAAGTGAGAAATTGGAATAGAAAAAGTTCCACCAATTTAGAAAAACATCATATTTTGCCTATATGTTTTGGTGGAAAAAAGGTTGTATTTTTAACTTGTCGAGAACATTATATTGCACATTTATTATTAACAAAATGTTATACGGGTAAACAAAAAGCTAAAATGGTTCATGCATTATTTAGGATGGCAATGGGTCGCCAAGGAAAAAAATTAAATATTTCAGCGAGACAATATGAATATATAAGAAAAATATATTGTGAGGCCAGACGAGTATTGCGATTAGGTACAACTCAAACTCAAAAAACAAAAGATAAAATTTCTTTAAGTAATAAAGGTAAAATAAGAACAGAAAAGAGTAAAAAGGAACAATCCGAAAAAATGATGGGAAGATATTTAGGAATTGTGCGCGGGCCGGAATTTGGCGAAAAAGTGAGTCGAGGTTTGAAAGGGAAATATGTTGGAGAAAATAGACCATGGCAAGATAAAATAAATAAAAATCCAGAAAAAATTAAAAAAACTGCGGCCAAGCATAGAGGAAGGAAACGAAGTATTAAAGCTAAAAAGAATATGAGTTTAGCAAAAAAAGGAAAGGTGCCGCACAATAAAGGGAAAAAATATTATTATAATCCAATTACATTAGAAAAAATATTGTGTTATCCAAACGAAAAACCAAAAGGATTTCAAAATGGCTTTTTACCAAAATAATGATTACGAAATTTTAACTCCATTTGGTTTTGAGAATTTCGATGGTGTTTTTGTTCAAGAGGAAGAACAGGATACTATCCAAATTGAAACAAAAACCTCATCTCTCATTTGTACTAAAGATCATAAAATATTTACCAATTCAAATATTTGTATTGAAGCTAAAAATTTAGAAAAAAATCAACATATCCAAACAATCAATGGTCTTGAAAAAATTGTCGATATTGTTGAAAATAAAAAAACAATTGTGGTTGATATAATAAATTCTGGAAAACAACATCAATTTTATGCTAACGAGATTCTAGTTTCAAATTGCATTTTATTAGACGAATTTGCCTTTGTTAATAATAATGTTGCAGAAGAATTTATGCGGGCTGCATATCCTACAATCACAGCCGGCACAACAACAAAAGTAATTGTTGTATCCACACCAAATGGTATGAATCAATTCTATAAATTATGGAAAGATGCAACAAGTGAACCAAAAAGAAATTTTTATATTCCAATTGAAGTTGCATGGTCTGATATGCCAGGGCGAGATGAAAAATGGAAGCAAGAACAGATTGTGAATATGGGCAGCGAAGAGGCTTTTAACCAAGAATTTGGTTGTCAATTCTTCGGTGATACTGCTTCGACTCTAATCTCTCCATTAAAATTAAAAACCATGGAGTTTATTCCTCCAATTTATTCAGAAGATAAATTGGATATTTTTGAACGACCACAAAAAGATCATTCTTATATAATGTGTGTTGACACTTCACATGGAATAGGCGCCGATTTCTCTGCTTTTATTATAATAGATGTAACAACTCAACCATATAAAGTTGTAGCAAAATATAAAAATAATTCAATTTCGCCATTAGTTTATCCAATGATTGTGTTAAATGAAGCAAAAAAATATAATAATGCATTTGTTCTAGTTGAATCCAATGATGTTGGATGTCAGGTTGTAGATTCTTTGCATTATGAACTATTATATGACAATTTATTTTCAAGTATGCCAAATCGCCGACTTGGCACATATCAAGTATTAATACATGGCAACAAAAAGTCACGCCTTGGCATTAGAACAACCAAAACTGTTAAAAATGTTGGATGTTCAACAATCAAGAATTTTATTGAAAACAATAAATTAATTTTAAATGATTTTGATATTATTTCTGAGTTTACAACATTTATCAGTCAAAAAAGCAGTTATGCGGCTGAAGCTGGTTCATATGATGATTTGGTTATGTGTTTGGTTTTATTTGGTTGGTTGGCGTCTCAAAAAAGTATTATAGATGATTTGGTTAATGAACAATCTGGCAATCAAGACAATTCTTTAACTGAAAATGATATAAAGCCTATATTTGGTTATAGTGATCATCAAGAAAATGATGAACACTATGAAAAAATGGGTGAGGATCTTTGGTTAGTTTCAGACAAAGATTTCTAATTTTAAGGCTATTTTATTCAAACTCTTGGTTTCATAAATAATAATACAGATTTTTGAGTTTAATCATCATACAGAATGGGAGATTAAAAAATGGCGTTCTCACTTAGTCCTGGCGTAAATGTAACAGAGATTGATCTTACTACTGTTGTCCCCCGCGTTGCCACAACCGACGGCGGATTGGCCGGCGTGTTCAATTGGGGTCCTGCACAAGAAGTTACTTTAATTGATTCGGAAGACAACCTCGTAAGATTTTTTGGAAAACCTAATGATGATAATTGTCAAGGGTGGTATACCGCTGCCAATTTTTTATCATATAGTAATAAATTGCGGTTAGTTCGTGCTGCAGATGATGATTCTTATAATGCTTGCGGCGATTCGGGAGCATCCTCTATTAGAATTTTAAATAAAAAAGAATTTGAAGCATACTCTGGCACTTTACCAGATTCATTTTCTCTAGCTAGATATGTTGGTGTATTGGGAAATAGTTTGAAAGTAGAAATTTGTCCATCACCAACTGCATTTGCAACATGGTCTCATAAAACATTGTTTGGTGTTGCTCCAGGAACTTCCTCGTATGCAGAAGCTAGAAGTGGTCTTAATGATGAATGTCATGTTGCCGTAATAGATGTAGATGGAAAAATTTCAGGAGTTGCAGGTCGAATTCTTGAGAAGTATACATTCGTTTCAAAATCTGTTGGTGCAAAGTCTGATGATGGTTCATCTAGCTATTATAAAGATGTAATCAACAATAAATCAAGATATGTGTATATCATTAATAAACCATCTGGTAGCGAATTTGATGATACTATTGATGCACATTATAGCGGCACTGCAGCTCTTATCGAAGAAACATTAGTAAACGGATCTGATGGCACAACTCCAGATTTAGAAGAAGCATATGATTTATTTAAAAATGCTGAAGATATTGATATTTCATTAATTATGATGGGCAATAGTAATAGTGTCGCAAATCATGTTATTACTGCTATTGCTGAATCACGTAAAGATTGTGTTGTATTTGTATCTCCACTTGAAGCTTCTGTTGTTAATAATGCAGATCCTCTTGCTGCTATAAAAGCCGATAGAGTTTCATTGTCTGTAGATAGTTCATATGCAGTTATGGATAGTGGTTACAAATATCAATATGATAAGTACAATGATGTTTATCGTTATAGTCCACTAAATGGTGACATCGCGGGACTTTGTGCTAGAACAGATGCAGATAGAGATCCTTGGTGGTCACCTGCTGGTTTAAACAGAGGAAAAATTAAGAATTGTATTAAACTAGCATATAATCCAAAGCAAGCTGATCGAGATGATTTGTATGTAAATGGGATTAATCCTGTTGTAACATTCCCAGGCAGCGGTCCAATTTTATATGGAGATAAAACACTTCAAATAAAGCCGAGTGCTTTTGATAGAATTAATGTTCGGCGATTATTCATCGTTCTTGAAAAGGCGATTGCTATTGCTGCTAGATATAGTTTGTTTGAATTCAATGACACATTCACCCGCGCATCGTTTAAGAACATGGTTGAGCCATACCTCCGTGGAGTAAAAGCTGGTCGAGGCATTTACGATTATCGAGTTGTTTGTGATGAAACGAATAATACAGCAGAAGTTATTGATCACAATGAATTTGTTGGAGACATTTATATTAAACCAGCAAGATCAATTAATTTTATCCAACTTAATTTTATAGCTGTAAGAACTGGTGTAACCTTTGAAGAAGTTGTTGGCAAGTTTTAATAATTAATATTGGAGATTTCAAATGTCAATTAATATCGAACAATTCAAAAGTAATTTTAGAGATGCCGGCGCACGACCAAATTTATTTAAAGTAAGTTTTGGTCCTCTGACAATTTTTCCAAGTAGTGCTGCGAATAAAGTTGAATTTGTTTGTCGTGCCGCGAGTTTGCCAGCAAGTACATTGGGCACAATTGAAGTGCCATATCAAGGACGAAAAATCAAAACTGCTGGTGATAGAACATATGCGGAATGGACCGTTACAGTCTTGAACGATGAAGGTTTTACTGTTAAGAAATATTTGGAACTTTGGTCCAATTTTATCAACAAAGCAGAAGTCAATGAACGCGATTCAGCTTTTTATGGCATTTCTGGAGCTTCGGCAACATATAAATCTGATGCTCTAGTTTCACAATTGGATAAATCAGGTCAAGCTGTTTCAGTATATAATTTCAAAGGTTTATATCCAAGCGAAGTCGCCGCGGTTGACTTAGCATGGGATACAAATGATACAATAGAAGAATTTACTGTAACATTCCAGTACGATTATTGGGAAGCTGCACACGGTCTAGGATCTAGTCAACATTCTGGACAAGCACTTAATGTCGGTCTTGGAGATGTTAAAGAGTCTAACGATTAATTTAACAATCTAATTTTTAATTAGAAAGGAACCAGTTATTCTTAGATTGGTTCCTTTTTTTGTTTCTATGATAAAAAGTATTCCACAATCAGTTCTTGATTCAATTATCGAAGTTCTACTTCTCGAAGCTGATTATTCTTTAATGTTTCCAAAAGTTATCGGCGCCGACGGCCCCGATTTTAAAACCTCATTTGATAAACAAATCAAGTGGGCAAAGGAAGTTCTTAAAAAGGACGATAGAATTGTTTGGTTTTTGAAACAGGTTCGTATTGTTCAATTGTCATTATACTATGGTACAGGAACAAAAAAAGGACAACAAAAAGCATTAGAGTTATATCCAAAAGATAAAAAGATGATCGACTCCATATGGCAATCATCGGCATTTGGTCCAGGAATGCCCGCATTAATGGCACTCAAAAATACACTTCAACATGCATTTTCATTAAAAATTGCCACGCTTGAAAAAATTGTTTTCAAAGATCAAACAGTCAATGAAATGTATAATCTGGTTATTGATATTGAAAATGAATGGAAACATGAACATGAAAGATTGATTCCAATCGAAGCTATTGAAACAGATGATAAAGAAATAATTACATTTCCAAATAATTGGGGCTGGTGGTTACTTCCAAGAGAATCTTGTAAAATTGAAGCTGGTGCAATGAAACATTGTGGCAACACCGCTTCTGCACAGCCCGGCGATCAAATCTTAAGTTTACGGCAAAGAGTTAAACAAGGCAATGAAGAGTTTCTAACTCCGCATTTAACATTTATTCTTAGAAAAAGTGGCTTCCTTGGTGAGATGAAAGGCTATGGAAATGAAAAGCCTGTTGCAAAATATTATCCATATATTGTAAAACTTCTTCAAGATAAAGAAATAATTAAAGGTATCAAAGGTGGTGGATATTTACCAGCACATAACTTCCAATGGTCAGATTTATCAGAAGAACAACGAAAAGAAGTCTTAGCAAAAAATCCAGACTTTATTGGAGATATTTTTGATGCTCCAGTTGAAGTTCTATTAAAACATAAAGATTTAATTAAAACTGTGATCGATGAAATTGATGAAAATTCTAGTATTTTTGGATTTCGACATGAAAAACCATCTAATAATATGATGTTATCTAATGGATATATTATAGTGAACTATTGGAGCAACCTAGCAGATTTTGTCCATGAATATACAGAGTATCCAAAATCTGCCGGCGAGGATATAGATGAACATTTTAATTATTATATGCATTATATAGATAATTCAGAAAAATATTTTTTAGAAGCTTTACCACCCGCAATTGAAACCAAAATTAGGAAAAAATTCAAAATACCAGAAGATACAGAATTGTCCGATATGATTGAGGACAATGAAGATTTTTCACAAATGGTTCGTGATGCTTTATATGCTGGTTATGCTTCGGCTGCATTTTGGTCGTATAGAAATATGGTTAAACAAATTATAGATGATGTTTTTTGGCCGAAATCAAAAATTGTATATCAGGAAAATCCAGAAGAAGAATTTGATATTATAAAACCGAAACTCGATGTTGGATTATATCTTATTATTCCACTACAAGAACTTTTGGCATTTTGGAAAAAATATAAAGATGACCATCGACCAGAAGAAGTATTTTATGATACTGAAGATAAGAAAAATTATTCTTTTGATCCCGAAGATTTTAATGATAAAGCCGCATACGAAGAACTGGAAAGCCAATTGAAATAGCAATGATAAACCGACAACTAAATATGTATATGTAAATTGGAGTTTGATAATTTATGGCATCATTTTTTCCTAATAGATTGTTTGGTTTTCGTTTTGGTCATAATCAATCAGAAGAAGAAAAACATAATACACCATCTATTGTTCCGCCAACAAATACTGAGGGTGCGTTCACTGTATCAGTTGGTTCAGGGCAAGTAAGTTATTCTGTTTATTTTGATCTTGGTGGTGCCCTTAGCAATGAAAGCGATCTTATCACCAAATATCGAGAAATGTCGTTATATTCCGAAGTCGAAGTTGCGATAGATGAAATTGTCAATGAGGCGATTGTTATTGATCAAACTGAGCCGCCAGTAGCAATTCGCGTGGGCGATCAATTAAAATTTTCAGATGAATTAAAAGCAAAAATTTATAAAGAGTTTGCTGCTGTTTTAAGATTATTAAATTTTAGCAAACAAGCATTTGATATTTTTAAGCGCTGGTATATTGATGGCCGGTTATATTATCATGTTGTTCTCGATTCTGATTCTCCTATTCATGGTATAAAAGAATTACGTCTTATTGATCCAAAAACTATTAGAAAAATTCGAGAAGTTGTTCAAGAAAAACACAAAGATACTGGCATTGATGTTATCACTAATGTCACCGAATATTTTGTTTATACTCCGTATGGATTAGGAACTGCTCCAGTTCAAGGAGCAATCACCGGCGTCAAAATTCCAGTTGATAATATTGTGTTTACTCATTCTGGACTATTGAATGAAACTAACACAATGATTTTGTCCTGGTTACATAAAGCTATAAAACCTTATAATCAATTAAAAATAATGGAAGATTCTCTTGTGATTTATAGAATTGTTAGAGCGCCAGAACGAAGAGTGTTTAACATTGATGTCATGGATTTGCCGCCGGCGAAAGCTAAACAATATGTGAATGATATAATGACGCAGTATAAAAATAAAATGGTTTATGATTCTTGTTTTTCTATGGATACAAAAGTTCCATTATTAGATGGTAGAACATTAACTTTATCTGAGATCACTGAAGAATTTAATTCTGGAAAACAATTGTGGGCATATTCTGCTGATCCTAAAACTGGAGAATTTGCTCCAGGGTTAATTACAAGTGCGGGCATCACAAGAAAAAATGAACAAGTAATGAAACTCACATTAGATAATGGAAAAGAAATTATTTGCACTCTTGACCATAAATTTCCCATTTGGAATAAAGGTTTTGTTGAAGCTAAAGATTTAATAATTGGCGAATCAATGATGCCCTTTTACACCAGAGAAAAGCAAATCTCAAGTGGAAAGGAATCAACATATCAACAAGTTTTTGAAAATAAATCTAAAAAATGGAAATTTACTCATAGATTAGTTAGTGATTGGAAAGATGAAAATGGTTTATATAATGAATATATATTTAATGAAATTTTTTCAACTTTACCTAAGTTGACAATTCATCATAAAAATTATAATCGTTATAATAATACGCCAGAAAATTTGATTAGAATGAATCGAGATGATCATTTTGCCTATCACAAACAACATTGTTCATTGGCAGGCAAAAAAGGAGGGAAAAGAGCAGCAGAAGTTCAAAGAGAATTGGGCATAGGATTTTTTGCTATGACACATGAAGAACATGTTAGATTAGGGAGGATTGGTGGACCAATAGGAGGAAAGAAAAGTTATGAAAATAAACTTGGTATTCATGGATTATCCAAAGAACAAATAATAGAAAATTCCAAAAAAGGAAATGCTGCATTACAAGAAAAATTAAAAGATATAGAGTTTAACAAATTATTCTGTCAAGCACAATCAAATGGTTGGACTGATTCATCTCGAAAGGCAGCCGCAGTCAGAGGACAAGCTCTACTAAAAGAACATTTTGAGAAGATGAATATTTTGGCTAATGAATCTCGTTGGAATTCTGAATCGAGTTTAGAAAATAAAAAGAAACATTCCAAATTACAATCAATTGAATATACACCCGAAATTATAGAAAAGATTAAAAATTGCGCCAAATCAAATTTATTATTATTTGAAACGGTTGATTATGTTAATGAAAATGTCAATTTAGAAACATGGAAAAATACAAATAATAATAAACCAATTAAAAATCGGAAACAATTTGTAAGTTTTACCGGCAAGGACGTCATTCGCATCGTCCAACAACAAGGCTTTAATAATTGGGGAGAATATAGACAAGCAATTGTGCATAATAATCATAAAATTGCCAAAATAGAATTATTAGAAGAACGAATTGATGTTGGAACAATTAGTGTTGATAAAGATGAAATTTATCATGGATATCATACTTTTGCCTTAGATGCTGGAATATACACAAAAAATTCTTCCGGTGAGCTCCGCGATGATCGAAAACACATGACAATCATGGAAGACTTTTGGTTTCCCAAGAGATCGGATGGTTCTGGCAGTAGCGTTGATACTTTGGCAGGCGGCCAACATTTAAATGAACTCGATGACGTTGAATACTTCAAGAAGAAATTATACAAAAGTCTAAATATCCCTGTAACCAGATTGGAACCATCAACTGGATTTAATCTTGGCCGTTCAACTGAAATAACCAGAGACGAAGTTAAATTCGCCAAATTTATTACTCGGCTAAGATTTAAGTTTTCTCAATTGTTTATGGAAGCATTGAGAATTCAATTGATCTTGAAAAAGATCACGACGCCGGAAGATTGGGAGCATATTAAAGAGAATATTTATTTCGATTTTATATCTGATTCTCATTATCTAGAGTTACAAAAAGTTGAGATGATGAAAGAACGACTTGATATTTTAGATCAGGCAAGTCAATATGTTGGTAAATATTTTTCGGAAGAGTATATTAGAGTCCATGTTTTACAGCAGACTGATTTGGAAATGGAAGAAATACAAATTCAAATTAAAGATGAGGCGAATAAAGAGGCAGCAGGAGAAGAAAAACCAGGGGAAGAACCAAGTGCAGAAGGTGGGGAAGAATTAGCGGCACCGGAAGAAACTCCAGAACCAGGGGCGAAACCAGAGGAAGAAATATAAATGTCCAAGAAAACATTAGAAGATACTGTAGTTGATTGTGTTTTGAAAGAAGATCCCGATATGATGGAACAAGATGAAGCAAAGATTTATACAATGTTAGATAGATATGGCATTTATAAGTTTATGCTTGCTGTTCAAGCTGCGGCCGATGAACTTTCTCATGGAGCAGAAGAAGACGGCGATAAAGACTTGGCATCAGATTGGACAAATATTGAAGATTTGATTATGCGATTCACTGGGAATCAATTAAAAAAGTATAAAGCAGATTATTAAAAAATAGAAGGAAAAATAATATGTCAGATAAAATACTTGATTTGTTGAATAGCATTAAAAATAATCAGGCGATTGCTATTAAAAAGCTCGCCCGAAATGAAATTGCCAACAAAACGACAAAAGCTTTGGATGCCAAGAAAGATGAAATGGCAAAAGATTTGTTTAATGTGGATAAAAAAAAAGTCTAGTTAAAGAAGACGTTGAATTAGATTTGCATAATATCATTGATAGCAATGAAGTTGGTCATATCAAGTTGAATAATGATGAAGTTGTGGATGTTGATGTGGCAACAGCAAATGTTTTGGTGACTATTTTAAATGCTTTGACGAAGGAAAACCAAGAGAAGATGAAGCATTTGTTAAGTA